GTGGGATTTTTTGAGGGATATAGAAACTCTACCAAATTACATATTGATGTGACTATATCCTTAATTAATACTTCTCTCTTGTTAGTTTCTATTACAATATCTTCTTTTGGAAGACTGGTTGCTGAGTATACTCTTGTTCTATGAACATTCTTGTATAAGACTTTACCCGAGTTGTGTAAATCTCGTAGACGACGATACAGTGTATCTTTACTCATCGAATAATGTTGGTTAATCGCGGAATTAATTTGTCTATATGTCAGTTCTTTACCGGAATTCAAAAGTACATTATAAATTAATGTACTTTCTTTTCTTGTTTTTGTTCTCATAGATTTCCTTTCATAAATTACGGGTAAGAGGTATTCATCATCATCTTTCCTTAACAACCCTTCTTTTATCAGAACTGGTATATATTTCTTAAAGCATTCAACGGAATAGTCATATTTTTTCAAATGTTGAACAATCTCTTCTTCATTTGCGACTTTATTCAGTTGAATAAAATTGAGTACTAATCTTATACCTTTATTCATATCCCATAATTGATCTTCTCCTTTGTTTATCAAACCAATATTTTTGAGATGGTTTATTTTCTTTCGAATGCTTGCTCCAAATTCATTCTCTAATGTTGTGTGATGAACAGATCCTTTTAATAGGTAGTTAACGAGTCTTAACTTCACATTTCTGTCCATGTTTACTATACCTCCTTTAGTTTAGGGTTTTAACTACAATAATACATCTTGTTAATTAATATATATATTTATAAACAATTATATAAAATAATTCTGATCTTATCTAAAAGATAGAACAAAAAATAAAATGATATGTATAATTACCCAAACATTAAATTTAAAGGATTTTATTGATGGATAATAAAACTGATTTTATTGTTAAAATTCATGAAAAATATAGTGAATGTTTAAATGATCAATCAAATAATAATTGTCAATGTTTAAAAAAAAGGAAAAAACCTGATGGATTTGTTGAAATTTTTGAAATTGAGAACGGTGGTAAAAAACAATTATTAGGCAAACATAATCTAGTTTTATATCAGGGAAGAGAATGGATAACATCTAGAGCATTTGGAACACAAAATCTACATATTACTCCAACTCAAAATGAATTTATTTCTTGGTTTGGTGCTGGAATAGGTGGATGTCCGATTGGAGACCCACTAAATCCCACATCCCCTACAAATATAGATATAGAATTAGCTAACCCAGTTATGTTAAATGCCACAGATATAACATTTGGTGATTATAGAACAATCCCTGAAACTGGTTATTATAAAATGTTATTTGATTCTATAGAATTTGAACAAGATCCAGATAATTATAATGCTTGGTTGATTGTAAAAATTGCTGCAACATTGTCAATTTCTGAAGCAAATGGAAAGAATTTAAATGAAGCTGGTTTATATACAGCGGAATCAAATAATGAATCATATAATGGACCATTTCATTTATATGCAAGAATTACTTTTCCAACCATTGTTAAAACTTCTGAACGACAATTAATATTTGTATGGTATATCTATTTCTAATAGATCATTTTTAATAGATTTGAAGGAAAGGATAAACTCAATAGAAAATAAAAAATAAAAATTAGAAAACAGGAATAAAAAAATGGGTAATATTTCTCCGGGTGTTTATTCAAAAATCTTTGATTTGTCAAATTATGTTTCGGCTGTTCCGTCAACAATAGGTTGTTTGATGGGGTTAACAAAAAAGGGAAAAGATAATCAGCTTACTTTTATAGGTTCAAGATCAGAATTTATTTCTGGTTGGGGTGAACCAAATATTCAACATTATTCAAAAAATTATGGACAGGCCCCTTATCTTGCGTATAATTATTTGGGTGAATCAGGAGCTCTATATTTTATGAGATGTTTACCTGAAGATGCAACTTTTTCCAATATTAAAGTAAATGCAATTCTTGGGGAGAGTGATTCAACAGCTGTTATTTCAATTACTTATCTTGATTCTTTAAATACAATATCTGAAATTAAAAGTGGATTAATTGGGAATTCCACAACATTTCCTCTTTGTATTTTATACCCAATCGGGAGAGGGGAATATTATAACGGAATTTCTGTTAGATTTACAGAACATTCGAATCCAATGATCAATGGGGTTTATATTCTGGATATTTATGAAAAACAAAGTGATGGAAATGAGGTAGTAATTGAATCTTTTGAAGTTTCATTTGATCCTAAAGCAGTTGATAGATCAGGGGATTCTATTTGGATTACATATATTTTGGAATCCTATTCATCTATTCTTCGATGTGAAATGACTTTAGCTAATGGGGATTTTTCTTCTGGTTATAATCTATTGACAAGAATTTATGATAAAGATATTGGAACAGTTTCTGTTACTAAAACAAATGGTAATGCGACAATAATTGATAATAAACAATTATTTAGTGACTGGGAAACTAATCCAGAAAGTGGTAATGCCTCATATATGATCATTGTAAAAGATGGAAAGGGAAATAAAATTTATGGTTGGTTAGGAGAAGCTTCTGGTGATGATTTTGATGAAATTCATGTATTTGATGATAGAGATTTGACTTCTGCTGCAAGAAAGTGGTGTGGTGAGATTGATGACTTTAATGTTAATACTGATATTACATATGAAATTAAAAAATCAAGTACTTCTATTTCTAGTGGTTTTATCTCAGCAAATCCTGTTCCATTAAAAAGAGGAAATGATGGTAGTCTTTTAAACGAATCAGGTGATCTTGTCACAGAAGAAGCGACTAAAATTTTAGCAGAAGGATATGCGGGTACATTAATTAACCCAATAACAGGAGAGGTGGAAGAACTTATCACAGATTCTGAAAATACGTTTTTTACAATGGTATTTGATGCTGGTTATCCAAATGAGGTAAAACAGCAAATCTCTACTCTGGTTCAAACAAGACGAGATTGTGTTGCTATTCTTGATAATGGGGATAACGCATCATTTAGTAATGCAATTTCATCAAGAGTGAATACAAATACATTTAATAATTATTACGTTGCTCTCTATGAACCTTTTAATAAAATTTATGATATATTTACTGGTCAGTATATTTGGGTAAGTCCTGTTTATCATATGTCTTATCTTCTTCCAAGAAATGACAATGTAGCTGAAATTTGGTATGCGGCCGCAGGATTTAATAGAGCAGCAATTGACACAATTCAGGAGATTAGGTTTAATCCTAAATTAGGTCAGAGAGATCAAATGTACTTAAAACAATTAAATCCAATTGTTAAGTTTTCAAATGGTTATGTGGTTTGGAGTCAGTTAACAAGTCAATCAAAACCATCTGCTATGCAGGATTTAAATATTGTAAGACTTGTTCTTTATATTAAAAAAGCATTAGAGAGTGCTTGCAGATTCTTTATTTTTGAGATGAATGATCATCTTACATGGAGTAAAGTTTCTACCATGGTGACTGAATTCTTAGATCAAATCAAAAAGAAAAGAGGCTTATATTCTTTTAGTGTATCTGTGGGTGCTACAGAGTATGAAAAGAAAATGAAGACTTTTCATCTAGATATAATGCTTCATCCTACCAGGGTAGCCGAAAAAATTGAATTGAACTTCTTTATTAAATAGTTCATAGTTTCTAGCAAATTTCCTCCCATTATAGAACATATACTAAATCTATAGTGGGAGGATTTTCCGTGATTAAATGTTTAAAATGTAAAACATGTTTTCAAAACATAACTCAACTAGTTTCACATCTAAGTAACCCAAAATCTAAATGTAAAGTTAATATTAAACAATATTATGATACATTTATTAAAAAAGAAAGAGAAGGGGTTTGTCAATTTTGTGGGAACGAAACTTTATTTTATGGTTTAAGTAAGGGATATCCAAATAATGTTTGTAAACATTGTAGAAATAATAGAAAAGAATCAAAAGAATTAAGAAAGACAAATTACAAAAATAAAAAAGAAAATAAAAGAATTCAAAGTGGGTATTATAATTACTCTGAAGAATGTAAAATATGTAAAGAAAAAGAAGTAGTTTATAAATGTAAAACGAAAGAAAATTTATCAAAACATATTATTGCTAAACATAAAGAAATTAAATTACAAGATTATTATGATAAATATATTAAAGTAAATCAAGAAGAAGGAAAATGTAAAATTAGTGGGGAGAAAACATCATTTAATGGTTTGTCCAATGGATATCTAATTTACAAAAATAAAGGAACTAATTCTAAAGATATAAAAATACAAAAGAAAAAGGAAGAAACACTTTTAAAAAATTATGGTGTCTCAAATCTATCTTTTGTAAATCAAAAAGAACGAATAGAAAGTTTTAAAAAAACATTTGAAGAAAGAAGAAAATTAAGAAAAGTTAGATATGATTTACTAACCTTATTAAGAAAATTGAGTATAGATAAAATAGATAAATTACAATGTCAAATTTGTGGTAAAAAATATAATAATTTTCATTCAATAACATTACATATTTTTAAAATTCATAAAATTTCTATTCAGATTTATTATGATAAATATTTTAAAAAAGAGATTGAAGGGATTTGCCCACTTTCAAAATTAAAAACTAACTTTGATTGTTTGGAGAGAGGATATTTTAAATATCATAAATTATTTATAACTTATACAAAAGAAATAAAAGATGGGAGTAAAAAACAACAACAATATTATATTCAAAGTAAAATTAAATCATTTCAACAAATTTTTGATGTTGAGTTTATTAATCTTGATTCTATAAATTTAATTGGAGATTTAACAAAAATTAAGTGTTTAAAATGTAATAATATTTATGAAAATAGATTTACAAATTTAATTTCAGGTTTTGGTAAATGTCAAAAATGTTATCCTAAAAATACTCATAAATCAACTTGTGAGATTTCCCTTCTTGAAAATCTAAAACTCATCACAGTTAATGAAACTATTTTAAATAACTATGTAGGTTTAATAAAAAATCCTAAAACAAATAGACCTTTGGAATTAGATATTTATTTTCCTTCTAAAAAAATTGCAGTTGAGTTTAATGGATTATATTGGCATTCAGAATTAATTTTAAATGAGGATGCCCCTACATATCATGTTATAAAATGGAATCAGTGTAAAAAAGAAGGAATTCAATTATTTCAAATTTTTGAAGATGAATGGTATTATAAAAAAAGATATAATAATTAGTATGTTAAAGCATAAGTTAATGATTAATAATAATGAAATAATTTATGGTAGAAATTGTACAATTAAAGAAATAGACTCAAAAATAAAAAATGAATTTTTAGAAAATAATCATATACAAGGAAAAGATTATTCAAAAATAAAACTAGGTGCATTTCACGACAATGAACTTATTTCTGTTATGACATTTGGATTAGGCAATATTTCAAAAGGAGGAGATCCTAAAAA